GGTACGAGACTCTTGCAGAAGCCATTAATGATGTTTCGGCTCAAATTCACAGAAAGACACTTCGCGGCGGCGCAAACTTTGTTGTTTGTTCTCCAGAGGTTGCTAACATTCTTGAGTTTACCGCTGGATTCCGCGCTAGTGTTACTGCTGACGCTGATAGAGGCACTGTTGGTGCTGTTAATGTCGGTAGCATCTCGAAGAAGTTTGACGTATACGTCGATCCCTACTTCCCCCGTAACGTTGTCCTCGTGGGCCGTAAGGGTGGTAGCTTCTTGGAGAGTGGTTATGTCTACGCTCCATACGTGCCGCTGCAAGTCACTCCTACCATCTTTGGTACGGAAGACTTCATCCCGCGTAAGGGCGTCATGACGCGCTACGCTAAGAAGATGGTCCGTCCTGATATGTACGGTCTTGTCGTCTGTCGTGGTCTCCTTGGTGAGGCTGGTGCAACCAGCTAAGCTAAGTTAGGCTAACTTAACTAACCCCGCCTTGGTTTTTCCTTGGCGGGGTTTTTTATTTGGAATTTAAAAAGGGTTGATACTATTTACTTATGATTAACGAGGCTGAAGCCTTTTATATATTCAAGGAGACGAACACAATGGCTGGTAAAATGGGATTAGGGTACTTAGAGACACTTATTGAAAATTTAAAAAGAGAATTGAGTATGGGCCAGGCTACGATCGTAGGTCACAAAAAGAAGGTTTTGACTATGAGTGACGGCCTTGCTTTGACGGCAGATGATAGTGGGGCTTATTGTCTTTTTGCTGCCGCCGCGGCAACAGCCGTTACATTACCCGCTCCACAAGCAGGGTTGGAATTTACTTTCGTAACAACAGTGACTGCAACTGCTGATCATGTTATTAAGACTGCTACCCTGAATACTGATGGTTTCTTGGGTGGTGTTGTTACAAACTCTACTACCGCTGGCCAAGCTGACTGCTTTAGCGCTGATGCTGATGGTAGTAACGACCACATTACGCTAAATGGTAGCACCACCGGTGGTCTAGCTGGAACTAGAGTTCACGTTGTTTGTATTGATGGCGAGAA